GCCAGAGCCAGAACCAGAGCCAGAGCCAGAGCCAGAACCAGAGCCAGAGCCAGAGCCAAATAAATCCCTTTGTGAAAAATTTTTCGATTTATTCGTTCAAAATTAATGTTATTTAATGATTTAAAAATATTAATTATAAATATAAAATGCCTCGCACGAAATATATTGATCACAAACTTCACTATCCAGAAGATAAATATACCAGGACAACCTGGACTCTACGCTTTTTGGACACTGTTATATATCACATCAATCGCGCTATTATCTATTGATAACACAAACCGGAAATTCAAGAGATTTTCTTTTACACCTTTGAACATTTAAAATGCCGACTTTCTAATATTTAGGGAATTAACAGAATTTGTTAATTTCAGTTAATTTATAAAATTGATTTAAAAATAAAATATATTAACAATATATAACGAAAATGGTTAAATATTCATGCGAACGGTGTGGAAAGGAATTCTCTCAAAAATCTCACTATGATTCTCATAATAGACGAAAAACTCCTTGTGAAAATAATAGTGATAAAATTAAGGCACTTGTAGATAAGGCAATTGAAGAAAAATTAAAAGAATTAAAAGAATTAAATAATAAAAAATTGATTGTTGAAAATGAAAAAGTAACTGTAAATACAGACACAATGGAACATCAACAACCAAAAGAAGTTAAATATATTGATTTATGTTCAGGAATTGGTGGATTTAGAACTGCGTTAGAGAGTATGGATAATATAAACTCAAAATGTGTTTTATCTGCTGATATTAAACAAGATGCCATCGACACATATAATTTAAACTTTAATGAAAATAATATAATAACTGATATATATACATTAAAGAACGAAGATATAGAACCATTTGATTTATTATGTGCTGGATTTCCTTGTCAACCTTTTAGTTCAGCTGGTCAGAAAAAAGGGTTTTCAGATAAAAGAGGAGGTATGATATTCAAAATTATTGACATATGTAAATATCATAAACCTAGTTTTGTAGTATTAGAAAATGTATATAACTTAATGACGCTTGAAAAGGGAAATTGTATAAAAAAAATAAAAAAGTTATTTGAGGATATTGGATATATTGTTAATTATGAAAAATTAAACTCATTTAATTTTGGGTGCGCTCAATCACGTGTAAGAGTTTATATTGTTTGTACTAAAGATAACACATTTAATTTTGAGGATATAAAATACAAACCGAAAGTTAATCTAAATAGTATAATTGATTATACGAATAAAGAGACCAAAATTAATCCAACATTTTGTAAAAAAATATTACAACTTCATAAAGAATCTCCAGTATTTGGATGTAAAATTGGAGACAAGCGTGGGGGTAAAAATAATATTCACTCTTGGGATATTGGTCATAATGGAATTATAAGCACAGAAGAAAAAAAACTCATGAAACAAATAATGCTGAATAGAAGGAAAAAACATTGGGCAAAAAATAAAAATATAGTATGGATGGATGGAATGCCTCTTACTTATGATGAAATTAAAACATTTTATGAAAATGATAATTTGAAAAATATGTTAGCTAATTTAGTTAGTAAAAAATATCTAAGACTTGAAAAACCAAAAGATTTGGTAGATGGAAAAAGAAAATATAAAGAAGATGCATCTGAAGGATATAATATATGTAAGGGTAAATTAAGTTTCCCTATCAGTAAAATATTAGACCCAAATGATATATCACCTACATTAACTGCAACAGATTCACATAAATTAGCTGTAATTATAGATGACAATACTATAAGAAACCTTTCATCAACCGAAATGAAAAAAATTTGTGGATTTCCTGATTCATTTGTCGTTCCTAATCATGTTAATTATGGAGATTTATTTGGAAATATGGCAACTCCACCTGTAATTAAAGAAATATTTGAGATTTTATTAAGTTAAAATCCAATATCATTGCGTTGTGTTTGAATGGATTCTAACTTTAGTTGTTTTTCTGAATCATGAACTTTATACCATTTACTTTGTATTAATTTTTCAATTCTATCTAAAAAGTTGGTAGGATTTCGTTTTTCTTTGCTTTTTTCATCTGTCCATTGATTTTTTGTTGCTGGTCTGATATTCACCCCCTTTTGACCTCCGATATTAATAGGTTTTTCACCGCCATAACCACAACAAATATTGTATACCGACAACATCCAGAAATCAGAAATTGTAAATCCTTTCTTTTCTTTGTCAATATCATATTCGAAAATCAAATACTTTACAGAAAGTTTTTTTTGAACCCCGTTCGGCTTGGAAATATCTCCCAAAAACCCTGTAATACTCCCTATATCAAAACCAGGACTTCTTTCTTTATTAAAACATTTCAATTCATAGTCATAAGATATGGTTTCAGACTCTAAATTTATAAAATCTGGTTTTTGTCCTGGTGGCCCTTTTTCAAATGTAGGAATTCGTTCTGATATAAATGGATAGAGAATATCTTCCATACAATTTCCGATTATATTACAATTATCTATTTCTCCTGAATGATTTGTACCATTTAGTAAAGTTATTTTAAAACTAATTTTTATTTTACAACCTACTAGTGATTTGCAGATTTTTTTAATTTCTGATGTTTTAGGGTCAGAAGACATACTGATTTCTTTAAGTAATAAGATAAGTATTTAATATGAATCAATTTTTTTATAAATTATCAGCAGTTAAATACTATTTATCCCATTCTAAAAATCAAGTGCAAACCTGTAAAATATTCGGTTGTTCTCCAAGAAGTTTAATGAGTATATAAATACAAATCTAATAATATTATTACACGAAAGAAAAGAGATTATACATCATATAAAATTACCAATAGTCATTTCTCATTCATAAAGCAACAACTCAAACAAACTATAACTATAGATGAATTGTGTTAGTCAAATTAAAAACTAAATATCCAAACCTAACGCTATCAAGAGTTCATTAGGTAGAGTTGTAAGAGATATAAATATCACACTAAAACAAACGCGATTACGACATGTAGTGGAAACCGAAAGTCAAGAAGTATTCAAAAAATATACTGGTATATTTGCGATTTCTTCAAAAGGATATGATATATATATAAAAAGGGAGGTATTGACAGTAATAGAATGGTGGATTTTATTAACAAGTTTATAAATGGAAAATATAAAAATAAATTAATTATTTTAGATAATGCGAGTAGTCATATAAATCAACTTGTAAAGGATGTAATTAAGAAGGATAATAATTTATTATATGCTGTCCCATATCAACATTATACAAATGCGATAGATGGATACTTTAATGTATTGAAATCACAATTACAAAAGAAAAAATGATTAACATATAATGAATTAGTTAATAATGTAAAAGATGTATTAGAAATACCAATACATATTTATAAAAATCTAATAAAAGAGCGTATGATAGAAATGAAAAATATGTAAAACGACCAGCAATGAGAAAAAGGAAACCTGAAAAATATCTGGATTAGGTCGGGCGTTTTAAATGTTCAAAGGTGTAATAATGTCTGCTATAAGCACACTTATTCCCCGCGTTCAGTGGTATAAAACGCGAACTATGGAAATAAACTTCCAACCACACAATAAATATAAAAGCCAGTTGATTCGAATACCATTTCTTTTTTTTTACATTATATATTTTGCTACGTTATTAAACTGGTAAATTAATAATGTTTGTAAAATATATTGTAGATAATATTAATTACTAAATTTTTACGATTATATCATATGAGAAAAATAATCATTATCGGTTTAATTTGTCTATTTGTCATTACTGTGTTTTTAGCAATGGCAAAGGAAAAAACAAAGGAAAAAACAAAGAGTGGTATATGTAGAGGTTACTTAACTGATAATGAATATTTAGAACATATGATACCGCATCACCAAGTAGCCGTAGATATAAGTATTTTACTACAAAAAACCACAAAAAATCCAGGAATGCATGAAATACTAAGAAAGATAATATGGGTTCAAAATTATGAAATACAATTAATGGGGGACATGACAAAAGGTTTACCGGAAAATGACATGAGTACAAGTGAAATAAATATGGATAGAAATTATACAATAACCACAGACTAACTGTCAAAACCGAATAAGATAGGGCTAACAAAAACATATTGTGACCCGAATTTTTTCAAACCAAAAAAACATATGGAGCACATTAAACACATGAAGTTAGATGATGAGATGTATATTAAACATATGATACCTCATCACCAAGTAGCAGTAGATATGAGTAAAGTGTTATTAAAAAACACGAAAAATGATTTTATGATCTACCTAGCTAACCGAATAATAAGAAGTCAGCAAGAAGAATTAATATTATTAAATGATATGTTGAGCAAAAAAATATATTCTTACCAAAGTAATTTGATAATTTAAAACTCACCCCCATACAAAGTTCTTGGTATATTATTACAACAATTGTGTGATCATTAGGAAATATGGTCATGCGTGGACAAAATGATATAGTTATACCAGAGCCGGATATCAGTAAATCTTTATGTGAAAAATTTTTCGAATTATTTATTCAAAATTAATATTATTAAACAATTTAAAAAAATATTGATTTTAAATATAAAATGGCTCATACAAAAGATATTATTCGCAAACTTCACTATCCAGAAGATAATGTGTTAGGACAACCAGGACTTTACACATTTTGGACATTACTTTATATTGCTTCGATTACATCACTTTCCGTTGACACCACGACAGGAAATTCCAGAGATTTCCTTTTAATTATGTCTGCTATAAGCACATTATTTCCCGCGTTTAGCGGCATAAACGCCATCTACGGAAATAAACTCCCATCTACAATGTTTTTAGTAATTGGTCCAATGTACCAATATTTCTTTTGGCAAATGCTAGCATATTATAGGACTGATGTATATGGAACCCATCCGATTGGCGTAATGAATGGTGTGTTTACTGGATTTTCAGCATTGTTCACTGTAGATGCTGTTATTAAAACTTGGTTATTAACAACCAACACTAAAGCGTATTTAGAGTATTCAGAAGAACAAGTTAAAGCAAATGATGCGCAAAACGAATAAATATATTCATGAAATAAAAATTTAATAAATAATTTTTAAATTATTTATTAAATGTCATTTTACATAACTACCGTTTAAACGAAATGTGGTCCATGCTAATTACACATACATTATCAGGTTTCGCAATATTCCATTCGATAAAAGGATCAAAAGGAAAATGTAACAACGCCTTCTCTTTTGGTAGATTTTGGAGCCTTCGTTCGAAATTATTTGCGTTTAATCTTTTATACCCTCTTTCACCAATAAAAATTTCTTGGTCTACAAAGTAATCATTGGATCTTAACAAGTCTATACATTCATTTGTTAGGTATGTTTTTCCGTTACAACCTCTTCCATACAATATAATAATTTTTGTTTGTTGTATGAGATTATTAAATAGTGTTTCTTTTACAATATTATATTTTTCAATATTATCATCAAAAGAATTTATTTGATTTTCCGCTGTTAAAGACATTTATAGTTTAATACCAATAAATTTTTTTTAAGTAATTTTTGAGATATTGTATAAATTGAAATCATATAAATAATTAAATTTATTAATATTATAGTACATGACAACTCTTTTAATTGTCGAATCGCCGGCTAAATGTAAAAAAATAGAATCATATCTAGGAAATAATTACAAATGCGCCGCCAGTTTCGGACATATAAGAGATTTAAATGGTGGATTAAAGGCTATCGATATTTCAAATGATTTTACTCCTTCATTTAAACTATTGAAGGAAAAAACAAAATACGTTTCAAACTTAAGATCTTTAATTAAAAACGCAAAAGAAGTAATACTCGCTACAGATGACGACCGAGAAGGAGAAGCAATCGCATGGCATTTATGTCAGGTTTTTAAGCTTCCCGTTAAAACAACAAAAAGAATTATATTTCACGAAATTACCAAAAATGCGATTGTTAAAGCGGTAAATAATCCAACGATCGTGGATATGGACATGGTGTATGCTCAGCAATCACGTCAAATTCTGGATATTTTAGTAGGCTTCATGGTTTCCCCAATATTATGGAAAAATATTAGTCGCAATACTAAAACCGGATTATCAGCCGGAAGGTGCCAAACACCAGCTCTTAGGATCGTATATGAAAATCAAAAAGAAATAGACGATAGTCCTGGTAGAAAGGCATACGACACGGTGGGACATTTTACCGAAAAAAATGTGGAATTTAAATTAAATAAACATTTTGAAAATGATGACGATGTGGGTGATTTTTTAGAAAATAGTATTGAATTTGATCACAAATATTCAGTATCAAAGTCAAAAATAGTAAAAAAAAAACCACCATTGCCGTTCACGACAAGTGCTTTACAGCAAAAATCGAGTAATGAATGCCATTTCTCTCCCAAAATGACTATGAGAATAGCACAAACCTTATATGAAAATGGTTTTATTACTTATATGAGAACAGACAGTAAAACGTATAGTAAGGATTTTATACAAGAATCTAAAAAATTTATAAAAGAAAAATATGGAAAAGAATATATTAATAAAAATGTTGATTTGTTATCAACCAAAAAATCTAAAACAACCGAAAAAAAAACTAACAGCAAATCAGCAGAAAAAAAAGATATGGCTCAGGAAGCTCACGAGGCAATTAGACCAACCAAAATTTATTTAGATGAATTGCCCGATACTATTGATTCGCGGGGTAAAAAACTATATAATCTGATACGAAAAAACACACTTGAAAGTTGTATGAGTGAAGCCGAGTATTATAGTATAA